AACTTAATAGATAGAGCCTGGCGACATACGCACGCCTCTATTTTGTACTACTTTGATAATCGCAAAGAGGAAGTAGATATAGATTGGTTAAACATGCATAACAATATAATGGAGAAACAAAATGAACGACCCAATAAATCCAAATCATTATAAAGACGGGGAGATAGAGTGTATCGACGCTATGGAGGCCAGTATGACTCCAGAAGCTTTTGCTGGTTATTGTAAAGGTAATGTAATCAAATATGTTTGGCGTTACGAAAAGAAAGACCAGCTAGAGGGCTTGCTCAAAGCTCAATGGTATCTCAACAGATTAATTAAAAAAGTAGAAGAGCCGTCTATGGTTTCTTTGGAAGATGTTGAAATCGAAGAAATGGCTAGCTCAAGTATAAGCCAACATCTCTAATCTTTTTTGTGGAGGTTGATGAAATATTCAGCCTCTACAACAGCTAAGGTCTTAGACCTATTCCTTTTAATAACAACTAATGGCTCATGCTCTCCGCAGTTAGCAGATGCTTGGTCGTATGCTTTCCAGATGTTTAAAGACTCCTGGCACTTGCATTCAATAGAATAAGGAAAGGCATCTCTTGCCTCTTTACTCATAATCACATCTTCGCCACCAGCACCCATAGATGTTGATTTAACATTCTCTGGATGTATGTCTAAAAGTTCAATAAGTTTGTCTCTCACCCATTGTTGGAGTTTGCGACCTTTTTGTTTTGCTGATTGTGGTTTCATAATTAAATGCTAGGTTGGGTTTTTGAGAGGTATTTACGGAGTTATACGATACCCTAGAGACCCCTAGCGAAGCCTATTATTTTATAAAGTAGGTTTAGCTGGCTTGCCAGTCTCCGCTGCAGCCATACTTGGTGGTACTTCCGCTCTTGTAGGCGGAGTTAAACCATCTCCCTTCGGAGTTCTAAACGCAACTATCTCGTTTGTAGTATCTGGATAGCTAGGATTGTCACTCTCTCTTTCAGAAAATGTGCAAACTAAAGTCTTACCTTGCAAGTCTTCTGCGTTAGTAGGTGGCGTGTCAAGGCCAACAGCAGTAAGCAAACGTTTAAAGTCAGAAGCTGCGTAACCTCTAATCAGCTCTTGCTTCTCCTTATCATCGTTCTGATACCAAAGGCTAAAGTATTTTCTAACAATCCAGCCGTTATATTTTGGCTCGTTGTGTACCTTAACTTCTAGCTTGATACTTTGATTACCAGCAGCAGATACATGTTTAGTACATTCGCTGATAATACAATTATAATCACCTTTCGGTATATAAGAGGATGATTCCTCTTGCCCAGATTCTACATTAGTAAAATCAATTCCATCAAAGTCAGACATTATGCTTCTCCTGTAAATCCTAACTTGTTAATAATATGTGATAGGTTAGGTTCCTCAAGGTCATCTAACTTACCACTCCTGTCCTTAGCGATGTAATTAGCGCCAAGGGTTGTTTGCAACCAACGTTCAGTTGATTTCTTTCCTTTTTCATCTTCTGTATCAAATGTTCTCAAACATAACACTTCATCAAAGAAGTAAGGAATTTGCGTAGGCAGTTTAGCTCCAACCATCATCGGTTGATAGTGCAACATACCTGTAGCTTCATCTCGTACCTCTTGCTGTTTAGCAATAAATACAACATGTATTGGAAGGTCCCTAAATCTACGCATCGTCTTAGTCATAATCTGGATGACTTCTCCATACGCTTTTCTTGGGTCCTTGCTTTTCTTTAACTCATTCGCTAAAACAATCTCTGACATTTCTGTCACGCTGTCTAAGCAAACAGTATCGTAGTCTAACTTGCCACTTTCTAAAAGCTGTGCAATTTCTTCTATTTCAGCTGCTTCTTTGACTTCAATAGCAGTCACGTTTGTAGCATCTTTAATAGATAGAAGGCCAGCTTCCATACTAACGACAAGAGTTTTTCCTGGAACGGTCTGACAAAGAGTTGTTTTACCAGCTCCAGAGATTCCGTAAACCAAAAGTTTGGCGCCTTGCGATTCGACCAAATCACTCGGGCTTTTTATACGACTTAATATATCGCTCATATCATTTCTCCTAAAGATAAAATAATAGTATACAGATAAAATATTAAACTGTATACTTTTAGTTCAAAATAAATTTATTACAGAAAGCAACTATGAGCGAAGTCAATAAAAATCAATGGAAAGTGAATTATTTATACAGGCTACAGCAGTTATGTAATAAAGATTTAGAATCTTTATATGCTAACAAACTAGAGCCAGAATACAAGGAGAGAGAAGTGAAACGTATATCTTTAAAAGATTATATTGCCTATATAGGCAACGCTGGAGCAGCAAAGTTATTTGAATGCTCTGAAGCAACAGCAAAGTCCTGGAGGTATGGTAGACGTCAACCGTCTATTAAACAGGCTAAAAAGATAATCAAAGCAGCAGATGGAAAGCTAGACTTTGAATCTATTTATGGACCACTTGAAACTACTTTTGAAGAATAACAGAAGTGTTCAACGTCAAAGCAACAGCAGAAGACTCTGCGTTGGATTTAGCGCTTGCCTATGCAGAATCAGGTTTTAGTGTAGTACCTTTACTACGCCATAACAAAGTTCCGCCTAGAGAACTTGGAAGCTGGGAAAGATTTAAAAGCGAGCAACCAACAACAGAGGAAATAACAAGATGGTTTGAAGGCCGCGATGATTTAGTCGTAGCTTTAGTGACTGGAAAGTTTTTAGTTATAGATGCAGATACTCCAGAGGCAGTAACGTGGGCTGCTAATAATTTACCTGTTACGCCTTTAAAGGTAGCTACTGGTAAAGGTATGCACTATTACTATAACAACCCAGAAAATTTTACAACTTATGTCGCTCGCAGAGTTGCTGATTACGACCCAGCAAAACTGATTGATATAAGAGGCGTCGGTGGCTTGATTATTGCTCCATATAATATACATGCTACTGGCGCCATCTATGAGCCTCAAGTAATACCAGGTTGGGAATTGCATGATACAGGTGACTTGCCAAACTTCTCTCGCGAAGATTGGGTAAAAGTTACTGGCGCAGATAAAATAAACGGAAAACCTATAGCGACACCTCTCTCCCTTGAAGCCGCTGCAGAAGGAAGCCGTAATGATACTGCAGCTAGGTTGGCAGGTTATCTGATTGCTAAAGGATTAAACGTAGAGTTTACAGAGTTTTTCTTGCAGTCTTGGAATCAAAGCAATAAACCGCCTTTGGAAGATACAGAGATATCTACAACAGTTAACTCTATTATGAAAACCCATGAGCGCAAGAATCAAGCAGCTCCAACTTATATATCCAAGAACAGAGTTATTAAAGAGCCAAGCGGACTATACTCTCCTCCAGGAATTATCAAAGACATATACGAATATTCAGAGCAGATAGCTCAAATCTCTCAACCAGCTTTAAGTTTGCAGTCAGCGTTAGGAGTTGGCTCTGTTGCTGCTGGTCGTATGTATAAATCAGATATGAATAACTTTTCATCTTTGTATTTTATGTGTATTGCTAAATCTGGTCAGGGTAAAGAAAATACCAAGACAGTTATTGAATCTGTGCTAGATAACTCTGGCCACATGGATTTAATGGCTGGAGACGGTTATACATCAAGTGGAGCTGTTTATAGTTTGTTGCGACACAAACCGACGCATATAACTGTTATGGACGAGTTTGGTAAAAGATTAGAAAGTATAGCCAAGTCATCAAACTCTAACAAAGAAGACGCCCTGCAAGCTCTCATGGAGGCCTGGGGCCGTTGTCACGGTACTATCAGACCAGATAACTACTCTCTTATGAATATGTCTAGCAAACAACAGCAAGAAGCTATGGATAGGTCAACAATTAAACCAGCTATAACACTTATGGGTATGAGTGTTCCAAAGAATTTTTACGGTGCTTTATCTACAGGCAGAATTGTAGATGGATTTTTAAATAGGTTTATTGTTGTTGAGTCTAAGCTTCCTAGGGTTGTGGGCAAGATGGTGCCATTCAGAGAGCCTTCTCATGCTATATGTGAGTGGGTTAGAAAGATGCGAGAAACTAAAAATGAAATGGAAGAGTTAGCTAAAAATAATTCAGAGTTAGATTTTAAACAGCGTGTACTTACCTTTGATAACGAAAGCAAAGACTTGTTAACCAAACTTGCATACAAATTAATAGAAGAGCAGGACGCTCTAGAAAAAGATGGATTAGAGGTATTGCTATCAAGAACAAGAGAAAAAGCTATGAGACTAGCTTTGATATGTGCTTTGGCTGACAATCATAATACCAATATTATTAAAAGTGATATAACTAAGTGGGCAATTGATTATGTCTATTACTACGACCAACTACTTGTAGATAACTGTGAAGACAAAGTTGCTGGCTCTGAAACAGAGAGCAAGATAAAACAAGTGTTAAGCTTTATTAGGTCGCAAGGAGATATAGGTATCAGCAAGCGTGATATAGATAGGCGTGAAATATTTAGAAGTATGAAGTCATACGAAGTAAAAGAAATTATAGAACGATTAAAGAACTCTGGAGAAATCCAAGAGAAAGATGTAAAAGTAAAAGCAACAGGTAGACCAACCAAACGTATTGTTGCTATTGACCCTGAGTTTTTTGATGATTAAAGGAGTGGAATATGAATCCAAAACCAAAGATGGAAACAATAAGCGACCAGAAACGCGAAGAACGCGTAGCTGGTTTTATAGAAGGATTATGGGATGTTAGATGCAATAAGTTACCAGTATCTTATGGATTAGATTACTGGTGTGAAAGCAAAGACTCCTGCTTTTGGTTAGAAGTTAAATGTCGTAGCTTTGGTATAGATAGATACGATACCTTGCTACTAAG